AATTGGTCAATATGAAAGTGCTGCTGATGTACCTGTAAAGGATATGGGTAGTTATGTAAGCTTTGTCTCACGTACTCCTTTGTATTCTAAGGTCTTTGGTATGCAACCACGTGGTGGTAGTGAAACGCCAACGACTGTAGATATCAGCCAAGTTGTAGCTGAATACCTTCCTGTAGATATTACTAAGCTAGCAACAGATCCACAGAACTCTTTGCTTGCTACATACAGTGATACAACAAAATGTCTGTACCTGTATAAATTCTACAGTAATGGTGAGCAGCAATTGATGCAAGCCTGGTTTAAATGGGATCTACCTGGTTCTATTCAATTCATGGAAATCATTCAGAACGTGTTGTTCTTTGTAACGAAGAACGGTTCTGACTATCAACTTGGTATGGTGAGTATGGTGCAAACACCGTATCCAGTTAGTAGCCGTTTCCCGACGTTTGGTAACATTACTATGTCTACTGCACGTCTTGATTTCCTGTATCCAGCATCTATCGCTGGTACTATTACCTATAATCCGGTAACAAAACGATCTACCTTACCTACTCTTTATACACACATTGCTGGTAAACAACCTGTTGCAGTTACCATCCCAACAGTAACAACTGCTGCTCCAGTTGGTATTAACGAACTCTCTAAGCTGTTTATTTCACAACAAACCAACCAACCTAATGCTGGTTTTGTTATGGACATTGATCCTACTGATTGGTCAATTCCTGGTGATTGGACAGGTCAAGAAAGTAATCTTGCTATTGGTTATGAGTACACCTATGAAGTAGAATTACCCACTTATTTCTACGCTCCTGGTAATCAACCAAAAGATTGGAGTTCAATACTAACAATTGCTAGGATGAAGTTCAGTCTTGGTCTTAGTGGTCTTGTTGGATTCTATCAGAAGAAGTATGGTTCACCCGAATGGCGTCCTGTTCAATCAGTTCAGGAAGCAGATCGTTATATTGAAAGTAACGCACCATTAGTACAAAACACGGTAGTCACTGTGCCTATTCATCAACGTAACACTAGCTTCCAATTGAAAATTAACAGTACATCACCATTCCCTGTTACATTGAGTAGCATGACTTGGGAAGGTAACTATTCACCTCGTTATTATAGGAGGGCTTAAGGATGCCTGTACTTAAACTTGCTGAAATAGCATATAACTTTGTATCAGGTGCTGTCGGAGCAAACGCTCAAAACGAAGCTGCTAGACGAGAAGCTGAAGAAAGAACTCAAGCTGCTAAGGTTAATCGTCGCTATATAATGGAGATGCTTCGTAGGGATCGAAGATTCCTCAAAGAAGGGGTTAATATCCAACGCCAAAATATTGAGTCAGAATACGCTTACCGCGATCAAACCGCCTTGGATTCTTGGCGGTATCAAATGGGTATCCGGGCGTTTGATTACAACCAAGCCAAACGTGCGTATAACCTTCGACAAAAGACAGCCCTTCAACAGCTTGACTTCAATAACATTGCTCTAGATTTCTCCCTTCAAGATAATGCTAGATGGGAACAAGAGCAAAACCTTCAACTTGATTTCCAAGAGAAATCGACTATGTTGGAGTTCCAGTATGCCCAACGTGGTATTGCTCAAGACTTTATTGCTGCAGATGTTACAAGACAACAAGCTGCTGCAAGTGGTCAGATTGACCAACAAATTGCATATGTGCAAGGCTTGAAGCAAGCTGGTGAAGCCCAAGCCAAAGGTGGTATGGGTGTCAGTGCTGAAAAGGTAGCCGCTGCATCCATTGCAGAGACTGGATTGATGACTTCTCAAATCATCCAAAATGTAATGAATGCAGATAGGAACTTCGGTCTTACTGCTTCACAACTTGGTACTAAACTGGAACAACTGAATGATACATTCTATCTCTCCAGAGCACAACTTGCTGCATCTCGTTTGAGTCTTGGTATGCAAGCTACTGCTATGCGACGGGATGCTGCTATTCAGAAATTCCAAGCTGACCTTAGTGCTATCACTAGTGTTGGCCTTGCTCCTGCTATTCCTCCTGCACTTCCTATCCCACAGACGCTACCTAGACCTGAACTTCAGACTCCTGCTAAAATTATCAAGCTACCTAAGGTTACATCTTATAAAGCTCAAACAGTTAACCCATTCCTTGCTGGACTTCAAGCTGCAGCACCTTCAATTGGTGGAGCAGTAGCTGGTGCATTTGGAAATAACATTACCCCTCCCAGTGGTCAGACTGATATTTTAAGTAAAGATACCACTATAAGTGGTGGATTTTTACCTAGTAACAACATTGGCTAAATTAAATTATGGCTACATTTAAATCATACGCCTCTCAAGGTTCTTTTACTCCAATTAAAGCTCCCGATGTAGCCTCAATGGTTGAGCAAAAGGCTAAGGATCAGTCTAACTACATGCGGGAGGCTGCTCAATATAATATCAACGAACGGCAACGTATCGGGAGTACTATTGAGATCAATAACAAACTTGAGTTCCAAAACCGCCAAGACTTGTTTAACTTTGAGACAAAGAATCTTGAAGCTATTCAAAACCAGGTGATGGGTAATTACCAAGCAACCCTTAGTAATATCCAAGCTCAGAATGCAAGTGAACTAGCAACACTAAATGCTATCAGCAATATCTCCCAAACTGCTTTTAATACGGTACAAGCTATCAACGAAAAGGTTGAGACTGGACGTAAGCTTGCTGTAGAGCAAACTCTATATGCTACGGGCATTACAACCAAAGAGTTGATGGAGATTCATAAGTTAGATCGAAACCTTTCTGATCAAGCTTATGCAGAGAATAGTGCTATTCGGGCTATTGTCGATAGGACTGGAGCATCTATCCAACAGATTCGTTATCTGCATCAGAACAGTAATGCTAAGATGTGGAATGAATCCACAGCTTTAATTGGTAATACTGTTAGCGGTTTTAGGACACATGTTAATGATAGGTATGGCGCTAAATATGATCTAGGTGATGGACGACAGCTCAGCCTTGCAGAGACTGAAGGTCGTGATCCTGGAGCATATGATCAGATCTTCCGTCTTGTACATTCTGAGTATGCTGCTACATCTGGAATGCTAAATTTGAGCACCTCTATTTTGGGTGCTAAAGTCCATCCCCAGATGCGTGCTATTGAAAATGAATATAAGCAACAAAGTAACGCTAAGTATCGTGGATTTGTTAAGGCTGATGCTGAGCAACAGGTTTTCTTTGCATTAGATCAAAATATCCGTAACGGTGGTGCAGATTACATTGCATCCCAACTGGAGACACTTCGTGGTGCAGCACGTAGTGCATTCCTTGCTGATACTTATCAAGTTGTTGCAACTAATGCCGAGGGTCCACAAAGTACATTCTATGAAACCGTTTGGAAGAATTTGCTTGCAAGACCGACTGTCTACAACGGTAAGGAGACAACTTATTCAGAAGTTCTCAAGAGTCCTGCTGCACAAGAAGTTACACAAGCTTTCTTTAATGCACGTCAACGTGTCTTAGCACGTTCCAGGCAACAGGAAGCTTTTGAGGAACGTAATCGTGATGCTTACGAGGACTATGCAGTTGATGTTCTAAGTCAAAAACCTGGTGGCTTTACTGCTGCTGATGTTGACGCAGCTATACAAGAGTTCGGTGTTAGGTTCCCTGGACAAACAAGCCAACGTCTTGAAGTGATGAAGAATAACCAAAGTGTTGATGCTTTGGAGATTCAACGTCAAGCAAAAGAAGCTGAAGACCTGCAGAATCGTGGTATTTTGACCATGGAATACATGCGGGATATGGGCTACCACAGTAGTGTTATTTCCAGATTCCAGCAAGCGGCGATGGCAGCTTCTGATAGTCGTAAGGCTAACGACAACTATAAGTACGAACTAGCCTCACTGACTGCACTAGCTAAGAAACCTCCTCAAATTCAAGCTAAAAGAGAAGGTCAGTTTAGCCCTACTGTTTCTCTGATGGAACAGCGGTTACATAACCAATTCTATGCTAAAGTTGCTGCACTTCAAGCAGTTAATGATACTAATGCTGTAGCAAATGCTGAAGCTTTTGTTAGGGCAGAGTTTGAAAAAGAAATTGCTAATCCTCAGTTCTTTAAGGATGGTGATTATGCTTTATTCAAAGGTACTCCTACAATACCGGCTGCAGCAGCTGCTCGGGGTCAGTGGGTTGAGAGTAATGTTAAACGTCTCCGTGCGAAAGCTTTAGACACAAACGGTGCTATTTACACCATCTCTGAACTTAATGAAATTGAAGAGGATATGCAAAAGCCTGGTTATAAATGGGATCCACTAGCTCAGAACTTGGCTGCTCGGTTTGGTATTAGCCCTTTGGCTGTAATCAACCGTCAACGTCGTGCTGCTGATATGGATCCCATCATGCCGCCTTCAATATCTAAGTTTGCTACTAAAGCCGATCCAAACCTTGTTCGGCAGCTGGAGCAATATCAAACTCCTGAGATCTCTACTCGGGCAATGGGTAGTACTAATACCTTTATGCCTGAGCTGATCGAACCTTATAATGGTATTGATATTGCCTCTTTGATTCAACAAACTGCTACTAAGTATAACCTTCCTACTCCAGTTCTTGCTGGTCTACTTGCACATGAAAGTGATGGATTTGATCCTGCTGTACTTTCTGGGCAACGTAGGAGTTCTGCAGGCGCTATCGGTATTGCACAATTTATGCCTGGTACTGCTGCAGAAATGGGCGTTGATCCATTAAATGTTGCTCAAGCTATTGATGGCGCAGCTCGTTACTTGAGTCAAAACATGCGTCATCCTAACAACCCAGGTAATAGCCTTAACTGGGCAATCAGTGCTTACAATAGCGGACCTGGGGCTGTAGGCATGTCCCAAGAAAACAGGGAATACTTCGATAAGGTGATGAAGGAAGCCTACAAGTATGGTCACGGTAGGCAATCACTTCAATCTCGTTCTTTGCTGCGTCCTGGTTTTATCCAAAGGACTAGTAACTATGATACTGGTTTTGGATGGCAACCTGTGTCTATGCAAGACGAAAAGGGACGACCTGTTGTTATGAGTCGTGATGCTGCTAATGCCTTCGCTCAAATGGTACAAGCTTCTGGTGGTGCTGTAAGAGGTTCTGATATTACTAGTTCTCAACGGACTAAAGAAAAGAACATTGCAGTTGGTGGTGTTCCTGGATCTAGACATGTACATGGAGAAGCTATTGATATTCATGGCAAATCAAAGAAGTGGATGATTGAAAACGGTCAACGTTACGGTTGGTACCTTGTAGACTATCAAGGAAGCCATGGCGGACATTTTGAATATCGTGGTGTTCATTAAACTTTAACTTAAAATGACAGATCCGATGAATGAAGTCCTGTTCGGTACGCCGGACTTGACTCCCGAAGAAGAGCAAGCTTTGATGCTGCAAGCCCAGCAAAGTGAACAAGACTTTGCACAAATGGAAGCTATGGCTAACCAACAAGCTGCAGCAGAAGCGCAAGGTTTTTCTACAAATCAATTACAACAAACACCACAACCAACTGCTACACCAGCTCCTGCACCTACACAGGAACCTGAACAACCTAAAGAAGGGGGTTTAGATATTGGTGGTTTAGCACGTACAACCCTGGAAGGTGCAATGACTGTACCTGCAGGTCTTGTTGACTTTGGTGTTAATACGATCAATATCTTACCATCTAAAGAGGTTCCTGGGATGACTAACCCCTTCCGACCTGATGGTAAGGTACCGAAACTGCCTAAGTTCCAAAATGATATTATGCAATCTCTTCGTGAGATTAGCAGTGTTGTTGCTCCAACTATTATATTTACTAAAGGACTGGGTACTACACTTGGAGCAGTAGGTGAAGCTAGTAAAGCTAAAATCCTTGCTGATCCTTTTATGAAGTGGTTGGCTCCAAAACTGCTTGGTGCTGGTGTAGGAACAGGTGTTGAGGCAATTCAACTATCTGGTGTACCTGATGAAGAGGTGGGACATAACCTGACTGGATTGGCTAAGAAACATTTTCCCGCTCAATTTGGTTGGATTCCTGATAATATCGCAACACTTGACCAAGACTCTGCTGATGACAAGCGGATAAAAAATCTAGTTGAAGGTACAGCTTTAGGTTCTAGCATTGATTTTCTTGAAGGTATTGCTAAAGTAGCTAAAGCTAGGTTTGGTATCCGACGTGCTACTCAATGGGTACCTGAAAATGAAAAAGCAAAAGCTTTCCTTGATGCTAATTTAGATGATGATAGCCTTGATACCATTGAGGATGCAATCGCTAAATCAGCTGCCAAGCGTTCTGCTGCTCTTGATGAGCTAGGAGAGTACAATTTCTCTAAGAGTCAGAATCTTGATGAACCTATGTTTGGTGTTCATGACCTTTATGGTTACCAAGAATCAGGTATCCGTTCTGTAGATGATCTAGGTATTGTTGCTGCTCAAGTTGATTACGCTCGTATTGAGGGTAACTTTGATAGCGTCTATGGTCGTGTTGGTAGTGTTGTCTCTGAAGCTGCTTTGAAGTATGGTTTGGAGATCCCTGAGGGACCAGATGTTATCATTCGTGGTCTTAGTGAGCAACTCAAAGAAGCTGGTGAGTATGGTTACAGAACAGCTTCTGGGCGTTACCTCTCATTCAAGGATATCTCATTGGCTGGTGAAAGGCTTGCTGATGATTTCTATGGACTGACTACACCACAACTTAAAGAAGCTGTTCGTAAATTCCAATACATTGATCCTAATACTGAAACTCTTGTCCTTAAGGATGAGGGGTATGCTGCTGTGTTTAATACAATTAAACGCTACATGCAGGATTATATGGATCTGGACTACATGAAAGCTCAGGCATTGGTTGGTACATCCTTTGGTGGCCAGGTCTCTGACATGGCTCAAGGTATGCGACTTATGGCTGAAACACCTGCTGTTAGTCGTGCTCAAGAGCAAATCCTTGATCGCCTTGAGTTTTTGATGGCACAAAAAGGTATGACTTCCTACACTAGAGGTCGTGCCTTGAACATGCTTAACCTTTGGAATCGCCTTACTGATACTGCAAGTAAAGCCTTTGGTAAAGGTGAAGCAACACGAACTGCTAATGCTATTGCTAATGAGAAGAACGATACCCTGAAAGCTATTGCTCGTATTCAAGCAGAAGCTAAAGGTACTATTGATACTTTACGTGCTGTTAAAGCTGAACGTCCAGAGATGTTGGCACCATTGATGATGGCATATGAGTTGACTGATGGCAGTGTTAACAGCATTACTAAACTCAATAACTATGTCCGTAATAGCACTGGTCTCATTAGTAAAGCATTCTACGATGGTGAACCTGATATACCTTCTATGGTCCTTAAAGGTTCCATGGCTAATGTATATAACTCAACCTTGAGTGCTGTTGCTACACCAACTAAAGCTGGACTTAGTAACCTTTTTGGTCTTGCTATGCGTCCCATCGCCCAATCTGCTGGGTATGTGATGTTTGGTAAAAGTGATATGTTGAAAAGGGCTGCCTTCCAATATGCTGCTGGGATTGATACCCTTCAAAAAGGTTTCTCCTATATGGGTCAAGTCTTTAAGCGTTCCGCTTCAGATCCATATGTTATGAGTCTTCGTGAAGATATGGGTGCTGCTGATGAGAAGCAGCTTGAAATCTTCCGAGCATTTGCCAATGCTAAGGCGGAAGCTGGTGACTTCGGTCCACAAGCAATGCTTGCACAAATTGAAGAAATCAATGATCTTGCTCAACATCCCTGGCTACGTTTTGGTAACCGTGGTATGCAGGCATTTGATGGCTTCACACAAGCTGTTATTGCTAACTGGGAAGCACGTGGTAAGGCATGGGATGAAGTAACCAAAGGTGGTAGTCTTCAACTTGATGGTAAAAAAGCACAAGAGCTTTCACAGAAAGTTTATCGGGAGATGTTTGACGAAAATGATAACATCACTGATTCTGCTGTGAGGCATATTGCTGGTGAGATCTCAATGAGTTTGGATAGTAAAACAAACGATGCAGTATCAGCATTGCTTCGTCGTCTTCCAGTTCTTAAGCCATTTATGTTGTTTACTAAAACACCCATCAATGACCTTAAGTTCTCAGCTTCTCAAACTCCAATGGGATTGTTTGTAGATCTTTACCATCAGTATAGGCGACCATTTAGAGAGATGCCTACTGAAAAAGTAGAGCAACTACTTACCAGTCGTGGTATTGAATATACACCGGAGACCATGGAAAGTGCTTATACTACAGTTAAAGCTGAACTTGCTGGTCGTAAAGCAATTGGTATGCTATCCGTTATGGGAGCTGTTGGTCTTTTCATGAATGATCAGCTCACTGGTGATGGTCTCTATGATAAAGAGAAGCAACGGCTTCGTGTTGCTGCTGATTGGAAACCTAGGTCTATTAAGGTGCCTGGTTTTGGTTGGGTTGGTTATGATACCATCCCCGGTGTTAGTAACTGGCTAGCTACTACTGCTAATATCCTTGATAACTACTACGTTCTTAATTCAGCTGAACTTAGTGAACACCTTCGTGCTCAAGCCTTCTCTCTTGCAGCTGCAGTAACTAATAAGTCTATGTTGGCAGCACTTGAACCGCTCACTGATATGTTGCGTGGTGATATTGGTGCTATTAACCGTTGGACTTCTTCGTATGCAACTGCTGCTATGACACCTGGCTCTAGCCTTATGGCTGAATTTGCTAGACTTATTGAACCTTCAAGAAAAGAACTTGACAATAACTTCTTTGACTTGATGGCTAACCGTAACCCATTGTTGAAACAAACCCTACCTAATGCACATGATTGGATTGATGGTGGTGTTGTTGGTGAACCCCCTAATTTCTGGGCAAGGATCTGGAATACTTATCTTCCTTGGAAAGTAAATGGACAGATCTCTCCAGAGAAACAATTCCTTATTGATATTGAATATGATGCCCGTCCTAGTCTTCGTACTAATGGTCGTGGTATTGAATACACCAATGAGGAACGCTCTGAAGTTACCAGCATTATGGGTCAACAAGGTTACTTTAAGCAAGCTATCCAACAAGTTATGCAAAGCACTAAAGGTAAAGAGTTTAGGAAACGCTTTGAGGATGCAAGGGCACGGGGCTTTGAACCAGAACTTGAATCATTTGATGGTTTGCATATGATGCTTGATTCTGCACTTCGTTCTTCAATGCGAATGGCTGAAGCTTATGTATCTACTCGTGATGGTATCCAACTGAAGCAGTACAAAAATCAAACCATGGAAAACTTTATGAAGGTTGGAGACCTAGATGGTGCTGAAAAGTTCCTGAAAGATTTTAAACAAAACTATTCTTATTGAGGTCTTATTAAATGGCTGTCACTGAAACATCTTTACCTGGTAACGGGACTGCCGGACCCTTTACTTATACCTTTCCGGCACTTGAAGCAGCACACATTAAAGTAAGTTTGGATAATGTTGCACAGACTGTAGGTGTTAATTACTCCTTAGACTTTGTTCAAAAACAAATCACCTTTCTTGTAGCTCCATATCCTACAGCTGCTCAGACAATTAGGATCTATCGTGAAACTGATGATACTGCTCTAGAGGCTACATTTTACTCTGGAGCTGCTATCAGAGCTACTGATTTAAATAATAATTTTAATCAAGCTCTTTATGTAGCACAGGAAACTTCTAATAATTCCGTTCAAGACGTTGGCAATGTCTCCCTTAATGCTAACTACACCTTTAATGGAACCGCCTCAGGTCAAACACCAACAGCTAATAGCAACTTTGCTACCAAACAGTATGTAGATGACGCTGTCTTTGCCTCTGGTAATCTTACTGTTGGTAATAAGGGAGACATTACTGTTAACAGTGCCAATAGTTGGGAAGTAAATAATGCAGTTATTGATGAAAGCAACCTTAGTTTCACCCCACTTAAACCTACTGATATCGGTGTAACCGTCCAAGCCTACGACGCTGATACTGTTAAGACCGACGTTGCTCAAACCTTTACTGCACAGCAAACCTTTACAGGCGGCCTAGAAGTTGATGGTGCTTACAAGCAAACTGTTGAAGCCGTTGCGGCACTAGACATTGACTGCAGCACCGGCAATTACTTCACCAAGACGATCAACGGTAACAGCACCTTTACCGTGAGCAATGTTCCCGCCTCAAGTGCTTACGCCTTCACCTTGGAACTGACGCACACCAGCGGTACGGTGACTTGGTTCACCGGAGTGGAATGGCCCAAGGGAACGGTCCCTACTTTGACGACAGGCAAGACGCACCTGTTCATCTTCGTCACAGATGATGGTGGATCACGCTGGCGTGGATCTGCCCTTGTTGACTATGTGAACTGATAACTATGGATATCACATCACAACGCTTATTGCTTGGTGCTAGTGCAGGTGGGGATAGTTACTGGCAACTGACACACGGTCAACTCGGAGGAGGTGTTTACGGGCTTTACGATAATGAATCCCATGTAGTTTCTGACGCCAACCAGAACGCCTACTGGTCGGTCAATCTTTACTACTCGACATCTAGTCCCAAACGGAATGGGCTTTTTAAGGTTAGCAAGGATGGAGACCTTGAATTTAAGGTAAGGACCAATAGCAGCACAACTGCTAGCTCTGTTGATACTTGGTCTATGGCAGTATCCGACGCTGATGGCGCTCTGTATTCGCTTGGTAACTACCGAACCTTTCAAAATGCACTGACAAAAACCGACCTTAATTATACAGATCTAGCTGCCCACACCGGCTCCACCAATACTGGCTCAACTTACAGTAACGGCAGGGTTATACTAACATCAACAGGAGCGCCGATTGTATGCAGCCCAGACAATGCTAATCTCTACATTAACCGCCTTAGTTCCTCTCTGACTGCAATTAGCTCTTTCAGACTTGCATATAGTGGTAGGTATTTTCGTTATCACTGTCAGGCTGCGTTGCTAAGTGATGGCAGTATTCTTTGCTTAGCAGCGTTCAATGCTGGTAATACAACTAGCAACCAGCTTGCACTTACTCTCCTTAACTCAACTGCCAGCTCTGTTACTTGGGCTCGATACATTAACGCAGGTAATGCTGACTTTAATACAATGGCTGTTGATGCGTCAAATAATATCTACATCCTTTATACAGAAAATCCAAATGGTGGTGATCTCCGATTAATTAAATATAACTCAAGTGGGGTGCTTCAGTGGGCTAAGCAGTGGAATATTGGTTCGACAACGCTCCCATACTACGCCATCTGGCACGACAACCAATTTATAGTTTGTGGTGACACGGATAAATATACCAATAGAAAAGGCTTCGTCGCTTCGTTCGATAGCGATGGTAATAAGCTTTGGGATAACTACTCCAATCAAGGTGGCACTTCTAGAACCAGTTACTCCATATGCCCTGCTGGTCCAAAAGCTATCTACTTTGTCGATGGAAACACTAGCGGCCTAGCCTTATACAAGGTACCTACTGATGGCGGCGCCACTAATGCACCTGGATCAGGTTACAGATTTGGGGGAGCTATGCCCGCCACTACCACCACAACTATTTCGGAGCAATCGTGGACATGGACTACGGCACAGGCGATGCCATTGAACCTAACAACCCAAACCCCTGACGCTTTTAACACCGTCACTGCAAATCCTACCCTTACCCCTATTGCATAATGCTTGCTTTCATTTCCAACGGCGTACTGACCCAGTACCCAATCGGCCTGCAAGACCTAAAGCAGGCATACTCCAATACCAGTTTTACGCTTCCTCTCGTCGCCTCAGAGCTTGCTGACTTTGACGTGGTGGAGGTTGCAGCAACCGATCAACCTGTCTTTGATCCCCGTACCCAACGCATTGAAGAGTCTTCTCCTGCGTTAGTTGATGGTGAGTGGCGGCAGCAGTGGTCAGTCATCTCTTTGACCGTTGAAGAAATCCAGGCCATTGAAGATGCACAGGCTGAGTCAGTGCGTGCCGAACGAAACCGCAATCTTGCAGAATGCGATTGGACGCAGCTTTCAGATGCCCCGGTGGACGCTGCCGTGTGGGCGACCTACCGTCAAGCACTCCGCGACGTGCCTTCTCAACCTGGCTTCCCACATAATGTGACTTGGCCAACTGAACCTACTACTTAACACCTATCATGATCACTATCCTTGGCATCAAAGTGTCCTATGAGGCACTCATCTTCTTTGCTCTTTTTATCGGCTCCGAAATCATCGGTAATAGCAAACTGAAAGAGAATAGCATCGTACAAGTCATCCTTCGTGGTATTGAGGCAATTAAACCTCACCGCACTGAAGACGACAAGATCCAATCCATTAAAGATACCTTTAAAAGCTAATGCCTGCTACTACTTACACAATTAAATCTGGTGCTTACTCTGCTGAACAGGTAGAACCCCTTGGTATTCCTGGAGTAGCACGTCAACTTAGTGCAGGTTCTGCATATGTTAACACTGCACTTACTGCAACCATTAGCCGTATTTCTATGCGAGCTGTTGGTGCTGATATTCGTTATAGCATTGGTGCTACTGCACAAACCGCAACTGCTAACAGTCATTTCATTGCTAATGGTGAGCGCCTTGATGTTGCTGTACCTCTGAATGCAAACATCGCAGTTATTCGTAACGCCACCACTAACGGGACACTTGAAGTAACGGAGCTGGTCTGATGAGGTTGAGTGGAACCAAGACGGGGGCAGTTAATCAATATCGGGGTCTTGGGAACCAACTCTGGGATCTGGCTGGTAACCGTCCCTCCTTAGACCTCCCCTTTTCTGATACTAAATCCCTAGTTGATACTACAACTGGTAAGACACTTGTTGATCACACCCGCGCCAGTTCTGGCACGTATGTGGGCAGCGATGGGCTGATCAAGACGGCGGTGACGAATTTGTTGCTGAGGAGTGAGGAGTTTGATAATTCTTGGTCAAGAGCAGGAATCCTCGCATTTGGCAGCGGTTCAACTGCCGACGCCACAACAGCGCCCAATGGAGTTGATTCTGCTGATCTTATTACCGAAGACACGGCCACCTCTTCTGTTCATCGTGTAATTCAATCAGGGCTTACAGTTTCTGCCGTTTCTTGCACTGTTTCTGTCTATGCAAAACGCGCCAATGGCACTCGCAATCTTGAAATCAATGCAAATGCATTAACAGATGCACGAGCTGTTTTTGATCTTGGCACTGGCACCGTTGGGGAAATATCGAGCGGCACTGCTGCCATCCAGTCAGTCGGCAATGGTTGGTATCGCTGTAGTGTAACTGGAGTATCATCAGGAACAACAACGTCTCTATTTTTACAATTAGCGACTAGCACAACCGCTTCCAGTTCTACCTATACCGGCGACGGCACATCCGGCATCTACCTCTGGGGCGCCCAACTAGAACAATCCACTACTGTGGGTGAATACGTCAAAACCACCAGCACGATCAACAGTACTCCACGGTTTGATCACGACCCAACGACAGGTGAGAGCTTGGGGTTGTTGGTGGAGGAAAGTAGGACGAACCTTGTTGAATACAGTGAAGACTTTAGTCAGTGGGCTGATAGCAACTGTGCTATCGACACAGATGTACAGACAGCTCCCGATGGGACGCTTACGGCTGATAAAGCTGTACCCAATACAAACAATGCCCCTCATGTAAGACACGTTAGCGTAGCTACTACTGCTGGTGTGACTAACACTGCGTCAGTGTACGCAAAAGCTGCTGAATATAACCAAATAATAATTCTATTAGGCACTGGTGGTTACGGCTCAACCGTAAAAGCAAGGTACGACCTTACGGCAGGTACTGTTCAAATCACTGGCTTTGGTACAAATACAACGGCTAGTATAGAGCCAGTAGAAAACGGCTGGTATAGATGTATTGTTTCGTCTGAAGGAACCGCAGCCTCTACGCCTCAGCATCAAATAAGGGTGTTGAATGAAAATGGTGATGAAACTTACGAAGGAGATGGCGTAAAAGGTCTCTACCTTTGGGGAGCCCAAATAGAAGAAGGCTCCTTCCCCACCAGCTACATCCCCACCGAAGGCACCACCGTCACCCGTGCTGCTGACGTGGCAAGCATTAGTGGAAGCAACTTCTCTTCCTGGTATCGGCAGGATGCGGGGACGGTGTTTGTGGACTCCAATTCCGCTGCCGCCAACAACACTCGTATAGCTGCTATTTCTGATAACACAACTGCCAGCCGAATAATCTTATCCCGTGGCTCTGGATCTAGTGGCAACATCAATATGTCAGTTACCGATACAACAGTTCAGTTTTCCGGGCTTGTATTTGCAACTGCCCTTGCTGCTGGCACATCCAACAAAGTAGCTGCAGTCTATAAAGCCAATGATTTTGCTGGAAGCGTTAATGGTTTGACTGCTGTAACGCAATCTACAGGAACAGTTCCATCGGCAGTAACTCAACTTGGAGTTGGCACAGGAGAGGTATTGGGCAATAACACCATGACAGGCACCATCCGCCGCCTCACCTACTGGCCAACCCGCCTCCCCAACGAAACCCTCCAAGGTATAACGCAATGATCACAACCTTTGTAGTCTGCGCTGTATTCGCCCTTTTTCTCACCAACTGGATTTATAACCCATGACTGACGAAATCCTCACACCCCCACCCATCGGACCATTCTTCCGCTTCCCCGATGAAGCCACCTGGCTAGACGCAGCTCGTGATGCTGGGTTCCTTGTCACCGTCACCGATGAAGACGGTAACGACACTGAGCAGCTCGCTGCCTACACCAAAGACCATGTCATTGATGTGGTCGGCACCATCACCCGTGGCGGTGAATGGGATGAAGAAGGCAACGAAATCACCCCACCTACTGTGCTAGACGGCTGGCACATCAACTACCAAGGCGAACTGCCGGATGGGTGGGAGCAGTATATGGTAACACCTGAAACTCCTGCACGAGTATTCCTTTAAAGAAATGTCTATCAAACTCCTTGACGTTATCAAAAACTACAAGGGGTTACCTCATCAAAAGCAAGCCATAACTGCCCTTGAACATCTCTTGGGTGGTTATGGTCTTTCTGATGGTGCGGAGTGGGTAAAGCTTTGGCGTACACCTACTCCTTCGGAACCCCAACAATTCAATAATACCTGGGAAGGTATTGAAGCTGCAGCACGTGCTTGTGGTGCTAAGTTCCCAGAAGTAGTCGCTGCACAA